ATAGGGCAACAGGGAATTATCTTGCAGATAATCCTTCTACTGGGACTGGCGATGACGCAGAATGGGCTCTTTACCTAGGACTGTATGTTCTTAATAGAAACTCATCTTTACAAGCAGAAAAAGAAAACATATCTACTAATCTTGGATCACATTTGACTGCTTCAATGATTGATGATGTGCCAGTTAAAATGTTTAATCGTAAACACTCACCTAATTGTCCTGAAATCGGATTTATTGCTGAAGATATGGATTCAATTTCTCCGTTCTTGGGCGCTCATGGTACAGATGAAAGTAATGAGAAGATATTAACTGGTGTAAATAAAACAGGAATTATTTCTTTATTGGTTATTGCTTTACAAGATGCTCGTGATCGCATAACAGCATTAGAGGGCTAAAGTGCTTAATACCACGACGATTGGTAGAGGCCCTATAGGCGTAACTGGTATAGCCGGGCGTCCATTGCATGACGCCCCGACAGTGAGTTCTATATCAGGCTCTACTGGTGCTAGTGCTACTAGCACTTCTACAGTGAGTTGGACTTACGCTCAAGGACAAAGTGATCCTCAAAACCAGTATCGTGTAAGAGGGCAAAACAGTGGAGGGTCTACTACCTATTATGATTCGGGATGGCTCTCAGGGACTAACAGCAGCCATGCTGTAGAGATGGACACTGAAGGAATCCCGACTACCACTACTACTGCTATCAAATGGGTGATAGACGTCAGAGCAGATGAGTACCTTACCGCTAGTGCTGACCGTCACGAAACATCAGCCAACAATAATACAAGTTATGCTTGGGGTGATCCTCAATGCACGGTAAGCACTATCGAAGGCGAAACGCCTGCAGGTGACGCTGTTACTATTATTACGGCCACAGACATAACTGTGGCATGGGGTTTCTCAGACGGGGGGAACACTCAAAGCGCTTACCGGGTGCAGTTAAGAACAGCAGCAGACGACGTTGTATTGAATGACTCTGGCTGGGTTACTTCATCAGCGACAACTTACGATATTCCTTTTACTTTCTCGGCATCAACTCAATACGAGGTTGTGGTGCAGTTAAAAAACAATTATGGAGTTAGGAGTTCGTAATGCCTTCTGAGGACATAATAACTATTGACGTCGATTTAGACGACGTATTCGATTATGATGATTTAACTTCTGTCGGTAGGGTTTACCAATGCGGCATTAACGGTGTCGGCTACATGCTTGCTGACACTCCTGAGCAGCCAGCGTACAGGAAACAGTTGATTCCTTTAGACCCTGAAAGATTAGCCACTTCAGACACTCCGTTTTCTCAGGCTATCGAGAGGTACAATTTTGGAACTCTCGCTGATGGGACTGCTGGGGCTGGACAGAAATGGTTAAACAGAGATTCTTCTACCTCGACTGCTTTTTATTCTTCTGAGGGTGTTGATCCTTTCACCACTCCGGGTGAAATAACGTTGTTGAACACGGCCTCGACTGAAGAAGTAGATGATACTTACTCTGGTTTGTTGTTAACTGTTGTTGGTAGGTCTTTATATGTTTTAACTGACACTAAAGATTTGACAAGAGTCGATGCTCCGGGTGGGTCAGCCGCTTCAGAAATTGAAATAAATTCTGGCGCAGGTACTGTTACAAGTTTAACTTCTGACGGTCAATACTGGTACGCTGCTGACGGTGCAAACATTTACCGAGGCACTACTTCTGGTGGTGTGTCGGCTTGGAGCGCTCAAGATGCTTCTAAAGTTTTATGGGCTGGCGGCAGGATATGTGCTGCAGTCATTTCGTCTGGTTCTACCCCTAATAGGTTTACCACTCTTAATGATAGTGGTGCTGAAGAACGTTCTAGTGGGCATATAACTTTCCCTGTTGGTTCGACTATTCATCTCGGTGGGGAAACTGCCGGGCATGTTTATTTCGGTGCAGAGAATGGAAATGTTGGTTCTGTTTGGGCGTGGCCTATGGGACTCAACGATAGTGGAAACCATCACTATCCTTTCGAGGCTTTAGAGTTGCCTTCAGGGATGGTTCCTACTGCTGTTGGAGTCGGAGGAGGTTTCGTTTGGGTTCGAGCGCACAGACCAGAGGGTACAAGCAAAGGCCAGACTGTTATTTATCAGTGTGTGCCTGACCAGAATGGTTCTCTGATCGCCAACTTTGTCGCTGAGTTAGCGCCAGTCGGAACGACAGCAGATCACAGTGTCGGAGATTTTGCCTCTAACGGAGACTTTATGTATTTCAGTTGGAAAACAATGTCCAACTCGAAGGCTGGAGTAGGTGCTGTTTATCTACCCACTGGCGGTTACGCCGAATGGTATGAGGCCGGGGCTGACGGAGACGTTGCTTCTATAGATGTGTGGCAGGGTCTTCCTGTTATGGCTGTTCGTGGTCAAGGTGTTTACCGTGTAGATACTGCTGCTTATGTAACGACTTCTAACATCGTGACGTCAGTCATAGATGGTGCTTCTTCGTTGGATAAAATATGGGACGACGTTACTGTAGTTCACGACCCGTTGCCCTCTGGAGGAAGCGTCCAAGTTCATTACAGTTTAGACAAGGGAGGTAGTTGGGTTGATCTAGGTTCTTCTGCTTCTGCCGGAACTAAGAACAAAACTTTCTCGATCAACAAAGTGGGTAAAACTTTGATGCTTAAAGCCACTATCGCTTTAAGTTCAGGGAGCACGGCTCCGAAACTTTCCATAATGCAAGCAAGGTTCCACCCTATCGGCCTCAAAGACGAACTTATTCAATTAACTATCGACTGTGGGGACCAACTAAAAGGGTTGAACGGTCATCCGTTGCCGGAAAACGGCTACGGTGCAGGGGCTAAAAGAGCGAACACTCTTGAAAGTCTCGTACAGCAGAGAGTAAAATTCCAAGACATTGACTGGCACATTCAAGGATCTTCCTTGGTTTACGATTGTGAATCAGTGGATATAGGGGCGACCATACTTTACGACCCTCAAACTTCAGGCCAAAAAATAAGGCTGTTAGCGACCTTGACGTTAAGGAAGGCTTCGTAAGTCATGTCTGGAGAAGCGGCTGCTGCTATTATCACTGCAGGGGGGGCTTTAGTGGGTACAGTTATCACAGCGTTGGTTGCTTACTTGCGAAACGCAAGAGGTAAGTTCGACGAAATGACTAAAGGTTTTACAAACCTGAGAGAAGAGAACAGAGTTCAACACAAAACAAACGAGACTAAACTAGACTCTTTAGCAGATGCTTCTGAGCGTATAGAAACTCGTTTAGACGATCACATCAACTGGCATTTGGAGCAGAAAAATGAGTGAAAAATTGAAAGCAATAGATTATTATAAAGATACTTTAGAGAGGGCTTTATGGACGGCTGTTCAGTCGTTCCTAGCCGTCTTCACTGTAACTGATTTGGGTACTTTGAAGGCAGCCAGCGTTGCTGGTGCTGGTGCTTTAATCTCAGCGTTGAAGACTATCGCTGCTTCTAAACTAAAGAAATGAAGTATTGTCCCCGGTGTGAAGAAGACACAGAGGGTGGAATTTGGTGCGGTGAATGTAAAATGGCATACGACATCAACGAGGCAAGATCTGTTCTGAGGTCTATTAAGACTCAAGGTTTCACGGGCCATGCTTCGACAAGCCCTAAAGTGGAACAGTTTCTTCAGACTGGCGACCCTTCGGTTTTTGCTAAACCGGGTGCTTTGGATTACAAGTCTTCGTCGTCCTCGTAAAGCATATCTAAGAAACCAAAACTGTCGTCTTCATAGAAGACTTCAGCCAAGGCGTAATGCCTGACAAGTTTAACTGACGACCCTCCTACGACACCTACTGTTATAGCAGGGCCGCACATGCATTCGGCTTCGTTGTCGTCTGCGATATGAACGAACTGTTCTAAAGGCACACGGTGGAGAGAAAGTACTTGACCAGTGTCTGTGGTAGACATGTAAGTCTCCCACCTTGCTTCATGTATTGGGCTTTGACTCATCCCGGTCATGATATGTACTTATCTAACCGGCGGCCATCGTTTCTCATTCTTCCAGCAAACATGGAATCGACTTCTGTTTGGTCGAGATAGTTGCCCGTAGGTTCGAGAAGCCCTAAAACAATTTTCTTATGGTAGTTATCGTCTGTATGAAAATCTTTACCCTGTTGAGCCATGTGGTAATAACAGTAAGTGTTGTCGCCAACAGGTTCTTGTTGACATCTTCCCCATTCAGTCAATGTGTTGCAAAGCATCGTGTAGCCT